TTTCGAGTTGGGTGGGCATACCCTGAAGCCACATCCCTCCGGCCGCTGGCCTGCGAATCTGGTGCTGGACGAGGAGGCGGCCCGGTTGATGGATGAGGTGGTGGGGGAGAGTTCGTCGCCTCAGAAAGTGACCCGAGGGGGCAACCGACAGCAGGCATTTGGCATGGGGCGACAGGACGATGTTCCCTGCTACGGCGACACAGGTGGTCCCTCCCGATTCTTCCTACGGGTGGATGCTGACGAGCCGACGAGGTTCCGATATGTGGCCAAGGCGAGCAGGCGGGAGAGGCAGGCGGGGTGTGAGGGGTTGGGGGAACGCCACAAGGCGCAAGAGTACGGCTTGTCAGAGAGCAATCGGGATAACGGAGATCGTGTAGCACGACAACGGGCAAACCTACCGAACCGCAACCACCACCCCACAGTCAAGCCTCTCGCCCTCATGCGCTGGCTCTGCCGCCTTGTGACTCCGCCCCGGGGCACAGTTTTGGACCCCTTCGCTGGCTCGGGTAGCACGCTCATCGCGGCTGGCCTTGAGGGGTTCGACTACCTGGGGTGCGAGAAGGACGAGGAGTACGCCGAGATCGCTGAAGCCCGCCTTGCCCATTGGATGGCGCAGGAACGGCCCGAGGAGCAGATGAGTCTGGTGGAGAGTCATGCCTGAGCACCACCTTGACGAGATAGCGCATTCATATGCCTGGAAGGGCGTGATTGATGAAATTCCCGTCTTCTACGAAGAACCGATATGGGTTGACGGCGAGGAGCGAATACAGGGCCACGTCAGTCGTTCCCGTATCAGGGCGGTCGTACTGGAGGTACTGCAGGCCGTGAGTGCTGCGGGCTTGGTGATCACGAAGGATGGAGCGGGTTCCTATGCCATGGTGGTGCTGGGACAGGCAGTCACTGAGGTAGCCGACGAGGCTGAGTTCGCGACAGCGGGAGATCCGTCCATGCCTGACCGCCCCGGGAGGATCAATCACGAACTGGCAACGGAACACGCGGAAGCCGCGGTCCGTGTACTACGCGAGATTATGATGTGCACAGGCAACCCCTCTATTTCCAGGGTGGCCGCCGCTGAGGTGTTGTTGAAGTGGGCCTCTGGTATAGACGGGGGAAGGGTGCCTGAGTGCGATGGGACAGATAATGCCTGACCGCCAGCCATGGGAGAGGCGGAAGGGCGAGGGCCGGAAGGCCTATGACGCCTTCTGCTCCTATCGCGACCAGGAGGACGCCCGCAGTCTGGCGGCCGTTGGGAAGGTGTTGGGGAAATCTGATGCCCTTATGGAGCGGTGGAGTGTGCGTTGGGGTTGGGTTGAGCGCGCCCATGCCTGGGACGACCACATAGCCGCGATAGCCTCCGACAGGGCGCTGGATGCTCAGCTTGCTGAGAGGGCGGCTGAGAACGCGGAGAACCTGAGACAACAGGCGGCGCGCCTTGCAGAAGCCCGGGCACTCGCCGCGACGGCGCGGGCAACGGTGAACACAGCCGCCCCGGTAGCCCTGGCCCGTCTGAAGCGTTCCCTGGGGCAGGTAGAGGCATTGATAGCGAATCCAGAAGCCCCTGCCAACCTGATAGACGAGGCAATCAAGGACGCGATCTCCGCCCTGCACTGGGCGACGAAGAGCATGGAAGTCGCACACAAGCTCGAAGCCCTAGCGCTAGGGAAGGCGACGGATAGGACAGCCGTACAGCTTGACCCGGCGAGCGTAGACAGGCTTGCCGATATCATCACCGCCCACGTACCCGAAGACCACTGGGACACCGTGGTCAAGGAAGTCGCCGCAACCCTGAAGGGGGAACATGTCAACGGCCGCCCTTGACATAGACGTCGAAGACCGGCTCTTTCGGAGGATAGCGCCGCGGCGTTCATCGCCCGTTACCCGGCTTGATGGTGACTTTCGGCGGTTTGTAGCCGAGTACATCGCGTGGGAGCCCGGGGAAGGCCCGACGGACTATCAGGACGAGATCCTCGGCAAGCTTACGGAGGGCCGGCGTGTAGCTGTCCGGGGACCGCACAGCCTCGGAAAGACGGCTGTAGCCTCCTGGATCGTACTAGGCTTCGCGCTGATGAACGATGGGATGGACTGGAAGGCTCCCTGTACGGCCTCGGTATGGCGGCAACTCTCGAAGTACCTCTGGCCCGAAATCCATAAGTGGGCGCGTCGTTTACGATGGGACAAGCTAGGCCGCGATCCCTTCGACCTCCGGACGGAATTACTCCAACTGAACCTGAAGCTCGCGACCGGGGAGGCCTTCGCCGTCGCTTCTGACCTCCCCGCTATGATCGAGGGGGCGCACGCCGATCGCCTACTCTACGTATTCGACGAGGCGAAGACTATTCCAGACGCAACCTTCGATGCCGCCGAGGGCGCTTTCGCTTCAGGTGACTGCTATGCCATCGCGATCAGCACACCCGGAGAGCCTATCGGGCGGTTCTACGATATTCATAAGCGCAAGCCCGGGTATGAGGACTGGTGGACGCGACACGTGAAGCGCGACGAATGTATCGCCGCCGGCCGCATGAGCCGCGAGTGGGCGGAACAGCGCAAGGCGCAATGGGGCGAGGGCTCGGCGGTCTACCAGAACCGCGTACTGGGCGAGTTCGCTTCGTCGGAAGAGGAAGGCGTCATCCCCCTGGCGTGGGTGGAGGCGGCCAACCAGCGGTGGCTGACGCTTCAGGACTCTGGCGAGTGGGGGGAGTTCAAGCGGGCAGGCATCGACGTTGCCCGGAGTGGCATTGACCTGACTTCGTACGCGCTGCGCTACGGGAATGCGATCAAGGAACTGAGGCGGTACGCCAAAGAGGACACGATGGCCACGGCAGGCAGGGCGGCCGCCATCCTCAAGGGGTTGGGCGGCGAGGCCTATGTGGACGTCATCGGGATCGGGGCGGGGGTGGTAGACAGGCTGAGGGAGCAGAAATTCGCCGTGGTAGCATTCAACGCGTCAGAGAGTACGGACCTGAAGGACCGCGCTGGCATCCTCGGCTTCACGAACCAGCGCTCGGCGGGCTGGTGGACGTTGCGTGAGATGCTCGATCCGGCGAACGGGGAAGACGTTGCCCTGCCGCCCGACGACCTCCTGACGGGGGATCTGACGGCGCCGCACTGGCGTGTTATGTCTGGCGGACGCATCCAGATCGAGAGCAAGGACGATATTCGGAAGCGGATCGGGCGCTCGACGGACGATGGGGATGCGGTCGTGATGGCATTCGCTCAACTGGCAGAGGAGATAAGGCCGAACATGCGGCCGCTCTACTGATATGGGACTGCGCGCACGAATCGGGCGGTGGCTTATGCGGTCGATGGACATGCCCTTCTCCTGGGTGCCCCCCTGGCAGTCCGGGCGGCCGGCGTGGACAGAGTGGTCGGTCGAGAAGGCGATCACGGAGGGCTACCGGGCGCATGGGATCGTCTATATCTGCGTGCGACGCCTCTCAGCCTGCATATCATCCGTCCCCTGGCTGGTCAAGCGCATGACGCTGCGGGGCGAGGAGACCCTGCCCGACCATCCCGCCGCACTGCTACTCGCGAAGCCGAACCCCTGGGCAAGTCAACAGGACGTGATGGAGGCGACGACCCTCGACCTGAACCTCGGCGGCAATGCTTACTGGCTGATTCTCAGGCAGGGCGAGACGGCGCAGGAGCTCTATCGGTTGCGACCCGACCGCGTGAAGCCGATACCCGATGCGAAGACGTTCGTAAGCGGATATGAGTATACCATTGGCTCACAGAAGACGACCCTGCCGGTGCGGGATGATGCGAAGGGCATCGCGGTGGTGCATTTCAAGCTGATGGACCCGGGCAACGACCTGCTGGGTCTCTCGCCACTCCAGGCCGCCTCGCGCGTTGTGGATACTGACAATGCCGCCATTGACTGGAACGTTGCTGCTTTGCAGAATCAAGCGCGGCCAGCGGGGGCGTTAGTCGCGAAAGAGAAGCTCACCCAGGACGAGTACGACCGCTTGCGGCTGATGCTCAAAGAGCAGATCACTGGGGCGGCCAATGCCCGTGTACCCCTTCTGCTGGAGGGCGGACTGACGTGGCAGCAGCACGGGTTCTCTCCCACGGACATGGACTTCCTCCAGGGTCGGAAGATGAGCGCGGTCGAGATATGCAACATCTTCGGCGTGCGGCCCGAATGGGTGGGACTCATAGAGGCCAAGTTCGAGAACGCACGGCAGGCACGCAGGATGACCTGGGAAGACACAATCATCCCCTTCCTGGACGACCTCGCTTCGACTATGGGCCTGAGCTTGGCACCGCTCTTTGACGGCGATATCTTCTTCGCCACGGACCTGTCGAAGACGCCTGCGATCACTGAGGCGCGGAGCGAACTGATTGGGCAGGCGAAGGACCTGTGGGGCATGGGGGTTCCGTTCAACGCCGTCAACGAGGAACTGGGCCTTGGCTTTGAACCCGTGCAGGGCGGCGACGTAGGCTATCTGCCCGTTATGATGATGCCGGTGGAGAGTGAACCGAAGCCAGCGGGGGAGGCGCGCATAACCAACGCTGATCTGCTACAGGCCCTAGCGGCCGCGGGCGCGTCGTCCGATGAATTGCTCGCGACGCTGAATAGCATGAGTGCCACTTCGGACCGCGTCGTGAACCTGACGACCGAGGCGCAGCGGACCACGTACTGGCGGGCGTTCGACCGGCAGCGGCTGGCGTGGGAGAAGGGGATAGCGGGGAAGATCAAATCGCGGTTTGGGGACGAGGAGAAGGCCGTCCTGAAGGTGGTAGAAGGCGGGTCCTCAGAGGTCTCTACCATCGTCACCGCGCAGGAGGGCGAATGGGAGACGCTCCTGCTGGCAACGTGGCAGGCGGCGTTCGAGCACTTCGGGGAGCAGGCGGCTGAGGCATTCGGGATGGAGGTCAAGGGGCGGTCGGCGGGACCTGACCAGAGCCGGGCGGTCTGGGACCCGTGGCCGGCGGAGGCGAAGGCGTTCGTGAGCCAGGTGGTGGGGGAGCACGTCAGTGAGATCACCACCGCGACGAAGGTGGCGCTGCGCAGGGAGATCCAGGATGCGCTAGCCGCGAACGAGGGGGTGCCCCAGATAGCGGCGCGGATTCGGGGGCTGTATGATGGGTACGGCAGGCATCGAAGCTTCACAATCGCCCGGACGGAGGTGGGCGGCGCGGCGAACTACGGGACGCGGAGCGCGGCGCAGCAGAGCGGGGTAGTGCAGACGCACACCTGGCTGTCGAGCCGGGATGAGCGGGTGCGGGACAGCCACCGGGCGATAGACGGTCAGACCGTGGCGCTGGCGGCGCGGTACTCGAACGGGTGCCTGTTCCCGAACGATCCGGGAGGGCCGGCGGCTGAGGTGGTGCAGTGCAGGTGCGTAGAGACGTTCGGGACGGGAGGCTGAGATGCGGGACATGGTGCTACAGACAATACAGGATCAATGCGGCTTCGTCCTTCAGAGGTACATGGAGGGCATTGGCTTCCGCCATCAGGGAGGGTGCGAAGTGAACGGGGAGAGTACGGGGCGCTTCGTGCGCGGGGATGAGCACTTGCGACTACGGTTCCGGGTAGAGGAAGTCGCATCGGAGGATCGGATCGCTGACAGCAGGACGGGAGGCTGACATGGGAGGCGACGTGAGCGAGAGGCTGATCGAGATTCGCGACGGAAGGGGCATCCTCATCGGTTTCGCTGAAAGGTCCGACATCGTGGCGGTGGTGCTGGAGGCACTAGCGGATGTGGCTAGTGATGCGGCACGGACTACTCCTGACGATGCCACAGAGGCGCGACTTGCGTTAGACCGCCTGGCCTGTTTCGCCGCGAACTGGAAGGCCAAGCGCCCCCCCCACATAGCCTTGTCGCCCGAACAGATTCACAGCATTGCCGAGGGCGAGATTCCGGGCGGATGGGAGGAGTACGACGATGCGCCGGACCCGGAGAAGGTTCGAGAGTACGTCAACGCCGCGGCCGACACCATCCTCGCCGAGCCGGTGCGGGAGTTGGTGGACTTCATATACGCGCACAAGAAGTTCGGCGATGAACCATACTTCTGGTTCGTGGAGTGGAGTACGGGATTGGCATATCGCGTTCAAATCGTCCGGGACCTCCTCCCCCCACGTAAAGCCGACACCGGGACCGTCAGCACGGAGGCTCCCGACACGGCAGAGCAGGCAGACGCCGGAGAGGATGGCCCCGTGAAGGGGGCAAGCACAGAGCCATGTGACATCCCCGCGGAAAGCGGCGAGAGCGAGGTGCGGGAGGCACTGCGGAAGTTCGATCAAGCGCATACCCCTTGGGTGGTGAAGGCGTTGACCCGCGGATGGATCACGGAAGAAGGCAAGGAAGCCTGGAACCGTGATGTGGCACCGCATATGTTTCGCCTATACGCATTCCTGCCCGACAAGGCCCCCGAGTCAGAGGCGTCCGCAGGGAGCGGGGATGTTTGTCCCGACACTACGGAGGCCACGTTCTCTGCGACGCGTGATGGGGCAAAATTGACCTTGGGCGCGTCGGGTACCTTCGAAGAGGAACCCTTCTGCGGGCCGGGTTCCTTTGAGCCCGCCGCGCCTTACGGGACAGTGGACGCGCACCTGGCGGAGCAGATGAAAGACCCGGAGTTCAGGGCCGAGTACCTGCGGGGGGCGGCGCGGGTGGCGGCTGAGGATGGCGAGACCGTACTGCGGAAGCTCAAACGTGACGTGGATGCAATGGCGAAGATCCTCCCGAGTGTGCTGGAGTTATTGGAGCGGGCGATATGACCGCAGACGTACTGGCACACTTGGGCGGTGGCTGCGTGAGAACCCTCCTCCCACAAACGACAGCCTAGCCGTACCTGACAAGCCCTCATAAGAGGGGTGATAGCTGCGCAGCAGCCTTCATCCCCAGCATAACACACGCCCGGCCCGGTGGCTGATCACCGCCGAAGTCGAGAGAAGTTCAAGCCGGTTCCTGTATACAGGCAGGGATCGGCTTTTGTTATTGGGCTGGGCGTGTCGCACTCATAACGGGAGGCGACAACGGAGACGGAGGAACGATGATGACGAGCGGAACACAGTTCCGGGCGTTCAGGCTTGACCGGCAGGAGTTCGACGAGACGAAGCCGGGGCACGTGATCTTCCATAGCAGCGTGTTCGGGGTGCCGGATTCGTATGGGACCATCTTCGATAAGGGCTGCTTCGCGCAGACGATCAAGCAGCACGACGGCCTCTTCCCCGTGCTCTGGTTCCATAACCCGAGGGTCCCGATCGCGCTCGGCCTCCACGAAGAGGATGATACCGGCCTCTGCGTCGCGGCCGACCTCGACCTGGAGGTGGAGGCGGCGCGCAACGTCTACTCCGGCCTGCGCCAGGGCTATGTTGATTGCGCCTCGGTCGCCTTCCGGGTCGTGACGGAGGCGCTCGAAGACGAGATCACGCACTTCAAGGAAGTCAGGCTCTGGGAGTCCTCGCTGCTCACCAAGAACTTCGCCGCGCAGGCAGAGGCGACGGTTGATAGCGTGAGGGCACTGCCAGACGCAATCGAGCGGGTGAACATCGCGGCGCGGGAGATGGGCCGGGAGGAGTTCGGAGTGGCCCTGGAGAGCCTGCGTGAACTACTCGACGATCTCAACCTTACGCTCGACCCACCCGCGGATGGCCGCCCGTACCCGAATGAGCACGCCTGTCGGCTGAAGGCCCCCGGCGGCTATAAGACGTTCCGGCGCGTGCCCCGCAAACATGAGGGCAAGACGTACTACGTCATTCGCGGCCAGCAGAAGGCCGATACCTCGAAGTGGGATGACCAGGCCTTCCGTTATCCCAAGGCCACGTGGAGTGTTGATTCGGCCCGGGCGCACTGCAAGGGCCATGACGGAAAGACATTCGAGCCCGCCGGCGGCGAGACAGCCGCGGCGTGTGCTCTTACCTCGCTCGAAGTACCCTCCTCGGCCGCCGTTACTGAACTGAACGCGCGGCTGGGCGAGCTCACGAGTGACGTGCAGGGGATGGTGGCAGCACTCGCTGCTCTGACGCCAAAGGCGCCGCAAGGCACTCTGGCAGACAGCAAGGCGCGGATCGCCGCCGACCAGGGCACGCTCGCTGGACTCGTCGAGGAACTCCGGGCGCTTGTAGTCGAGATCAACTGAGGAGAGAACACGATGAAATGTAGGAAGTGTGAAACCGAACTCGCCGAGGGGGTGGAGGTCTGCCCCGAGTGCGGCGAGCGAGTAGCAGAGACGCCTCCGCCGGCACCGCAGCCGGATCTGGCAGTCATCGGTGAGTTGCACAAGACGACCAAGCTGCTCGCCGAGAAACTGGGCGGCCTCGACGAGAAGATCGATTCACGGGTACTCGCCACGAGCGGCGTGCTGATCGAGCGCGTTGATCAGCTTGAGACGCGCATGAGCGAGCTGAAGCTGGAGGCGTCCCGACCGCCGCTGACTGATGGCGGCGTGAGGGCGCCGGAGACGGACCTCGACCGCACCGGCGGATTCGAGAGCCTCGGCGACTTCCTGGTAACGATCCTGACGAACCGGGCTGAGCCGCGGCTGGTGGCGTGGCAGCAGCGCGTCATGTCCATGGGCGTGGGGACCGCTGGTGGGTTCCTCGTCCCGCAGCAGTTCGCTGGTATGCTGGCGGCAATCGAGCCGTCGGAGGCGGTCGTGCGCCCTCGGGCTACGGTCATTCCGGCTGGTACGCCCCCGGACTCCGCTATCACCATGCCGGTGCTGAATCAGTCCGGCGCCGCGGGCGTCCATGCTGGTGTAACGGTCACCTGGATCGGCGAAGGCGTGACGAAGCCGGTCACGGAGCCGGCCTTCCTCGAACTGACCCTGACGCCTCACGAGGTTGCGGCGCACGTCGTGCTGACGGACAAGCTCATTCGGAATGCGCCGTCGGCCGCCGTGATCGTGGAGAAGCTGCTCCGCGGCGCGATCATCGACGCTGAGGACACCGCGTTCATCGCGGGCACGGGCGTCGGGCAGCCGCTCGGCTTCCTGGGCCATGCCAGCTCTATCAACGTGGCGCGCTTCGGCCCTGCCGGGATCGTCTACGCCGACGTGGTGGCCATGTACTCGCAGATTCTGCGGGGTGGTGGGCCGCTGGTCTGGATCGCCAATCCGACCACGCTCCCTCAGCTCCAGGCGATGGCCTCCGCACTCGGCCAGTTGATCTGGCAGCCTTCCGCTCGCGAGAGCGAGCCCAGCAATCTGCTCGGGATTCCACTCCTGATCTCCGAGCGGCAGCCGGTGCTGGGCGCGAACGGCGACCTCATGCTCGTGAACCTGAGCTACTACCTCATCAAGGACGGTTCTCCGCTGACGGTCGCTGACGACGCCGGCCTGAGCGGCGACAACTTCAAGTACAACAAGACCTCGATCAAGGCGTTCTGGAACGTGGATGGCCACCCGTGGTTGACGACTCCGCTCCTGCTTGAGGACGGGGTAACCCAGGCCTCTCCGTTCGTGGTCCTGCTCTAGACTGACGGAGAACGTCGCATGAACAGCAAGCTGCACGAGGACAACAAGGTTGACGTGGGGGTCGCGCCCTCCGATGCGGGCGACACGCCGCTCTCGCCGTACTACAGCATGGCCCACTATCGCAAGATGCTGATTGCGGCGCAGGTAGCGAGCCTTGCCGAAGGGCAGGCGATTCAGCTCTGCGTCTTCGAGGCGAGGAACGCGGCGGCTCTTGGCGCCCAGCAGATCGGCGCGACCCAGACGTTCACACAGGGCATCAACGCTACGCAGGTTATAGCGCTGCTCACCAACGTCATCGTGGACGACACGATCACTATCAACGGGCTTGTCTACAGGGCCGCGGCCGTTGCCGATTACCCCAACCGCGTATTCGACCAGTCGGGGAATGACGCGGCGACCGCCGCATCCCTCGTGCTAGCGATCAACCATGCGACGGCGGGCGTACCGGGCGTGACGGCGACCAGTATAAACGCCTGGGTGACGCTCGTGTCCACGGTTCCGGGGGTGACGCTCATCTCGACATCCGAGACGGGCGGAGCCACCATCTTCCTTCTGGATACCCAACAGGTCGGTATCTTCGAGGTAGATGGCTCGAAGGTGACCAACGGCTACTCGCACATCGCGCACGGCTTCTTTGGGGGGGTACAGGCCATTTACGTAGCCTCCCTAGTGGTGCGCCAACATGAGCGATACGGGGCGGACCCGCAGGCTGTCGCATTCTCGGCCGAGGCATAGCCGCCCACTGTAAGACGACGACCGGGAGGGCTCGGTAACAATCCGGGTCCTCCCTATCTGAGAATACAAACGAGACGGAAGGAGAGACGCACATGAGGCTTCTCAGCGAAGGCGGAAAGGTTGATGCCGCCATTCAGTACCAGGCCCTGGCCACTCCGGCGCCGGGGATCATCAGCCGGTACTTCCGCATGGATAAATACTGCAAGGCGTTGTTCATGGTGATTGTGGACACGCTCGCCTTGGCGGAGACCGTAGTCTGCAACCTGATGGAGGCGGCCGTCAATACGGGTGTCGCCGGCGCGGCCATCGCTACGGGCACCTGTACCATCACGGCGAATACGCTCGCCTCGGTCATCACGATCACCGTCGGTGCTGGCACGGCCGTTGGTAACACCGTCACCGTCAACGGTGTGGTGTTCACTGCCGCGGCCGCGCCCGACCATCCGAACCAGGTCTTCGACCAGTCCTCTGGCGTGGCCATCACGATTGCCACGGACCTGGCTGCCTGCATGGTTGCTGCCGCATCGGCCGCGCTACTTACCGCCGCCTCTAACGGCGCGGGCGTTACCGTTGTCGATGACCTCGGCGCGGTACTGACTCTGACGATCACTGAGGCTGGTGAGAGCTCGCTGACCGTGACCTCCAACACTGCCCCCAACCTCGCTATCGCGACTGTCCAGGCCATCGCGTATCTCGAAGCCGAGGATACGGCGCACAGCCTACCCACGATGGAGTGGTATGCCATCCAGCTCATCGGGGCGGCTACGATCAACGCCTCCGTTACCCTTTACCGGGGCGGAGAGCCGCGGTATACGCCGACGCAGTATGTCGCGGCGCATGACTACGACGACTAAGGGAGCGCCCACGCTGGTGCGCTAGACGCTAGATAGACTCGGCTGGGGGGCCTTCGGGCCTCCCAGTCGTGACCAC